ATGATGGAGAGGGGAATATGCCACAAAGAACATTTATGAAAGACAGCCAGATATTGAGAACCAAACAACAGGAAAAAATTAAACAATTCATTGACAAAGTATGGCGGGCATAAAACAACCTATTACAGATGTTCTTATAAGGCTAAGGACTATACCCATAACAAACGGAGACGGAAATTTAGCCACTCCTTATGTAAGGGTATGGAACAACCAGGTAGCCTATTTAAAGGACGGTAAAATGCAGGCTTGGCCTATGCCAGCTTTCTTTTTAGAGGTTGTAAATAATGCCACCTATGAAATATTGGGCCAGGGATTAAGGAACGCCGACCTATCTTTTAGGGTTCACATTGTCCATGAGTTTTACGATGCACAGGACGGCACTTTTGAACAGGATTTGGCCGTGTTTGATTTAAGAGATAAGGTGATTGCCTACATGACAGGATATGAGGCAAGAGCCTGCGGCCCATTGGTTTGTATGAGTGAAACGCAGGACTATGAACATGATAATGTGTACCACTACATATGTGACTTTGTTTGCAATTTCACCGATTCCATAGGCAGCAGGTACGACAGCGGCCATCCTGAAGCATACACCGACAGCGAACCACCGACCGACCTCGAAATAAATAAAACCATTGAACAAGGACCCGGAATGACAAACAAATTTATAATCAACCAATAATGGCCCGTTCAGTTTCAGAAATAAACGCCTACATAGTAGCCAACCTTGTTACCAACTTTGCCAGCATTGGCATTACCATTGACCCGGTTCTTTGGAGTAAAAGAAATATGCTTCGGCAGATATGCTACACAGTTGCCGTTTGTCAGGCGCTTATGGAGCAATTGCAGGATTTATTCAAAGCGCAGATTGAGGATACAGTAAGTAAGGCGGCGGCGGCATCCGCCAAATGGGTGCAGGATAAGATGTTCAAGTTCCAGTATTCAGCTACCAATCCGCAAATTGTTGCCCTGATTGATACGGTGCCCACATATCCGGTAATTGATGACACTTTGAGAATAATTACAGCCTGCAGTGTTACCACCGACATAAGCAACACGGTAAGCATCAAGGCAGCAAAAGGAAGCCCATTGGCGGCACTATCAGCACCGGAATTATCATCTGCTCAGGGGTATATCAATATCATTGGCGTTGCCGGTATCAATTACACCGTTATTTCGCTTGACCCCGATAAGCTGTACATCGATGCTGAAATATTCTACCAGGGGCAGTATGCAGCGGTAATTCAGGCATCTGTTATTGATGCCATAAACGCATATTTAGAAACGCTATCAATAACCAATTTCAACGGAGCCCTAAAGATGACCGATTTAGAGGCAGTAATCAGGAATGTAACCGGGGTAAATGATGTATTGATTAACAATGTAAGGGGCAGGGCAGATACCGACCTCTTTAGCGCAGGCGTTGACCTGATATTGAATACAGCTGTAATCCAAAGGCAATACAGCACCGTTGCCGGTTACATTGCCGAAGAAACAACATCAACAAAAACATTTGCTGATACTTTAATTTTTACACCGCAATAATTATGAGCAACGCAGCAGTAATAAGGGGCATTGGTTCCGTTAACCGAATCGACAACGGCAAGGTTCAGATTGGGCTAAGTGAGGAACGGGCCAAAGAGCTATTTGAAGCTCAATTTGGAGTTGACCAGCAAAGCCGCACACCTAAGCAATGGGAAAACCTTGTTGCTACCTATGGCATGGATAAGGTAATTGAATTGGAGAAAATGAGCCGTGGGCAGATAAAACGTAAAATGAAATAATGGCATCCATCTACGATATTGATTTTAACCAGCAGGCCCCGGAACTATTGCCGCCTGATAAAAGGGATAGCAATTCGATCAGCCTTACGCAGTCTTTACTAAAGGCTTTGCAGTGGTGCAGGGATTTGCTTTTTACCAGCTACAAAACAGGAGCCACAGCTCCCAATTATGCAGCAGGCTCTTACAGCCAATTTCAGATGGTGGTTTATGAAAAGGCCGTTTACTACTCACTCAAAGACAATAACACCGACCTGCCAACGGTAACAACATCATGGCTAAGGGTTCAGGATAACTTCTTAGGAGTGGATAAGCGGGTGAAATTCAACGGCCAGGTACTTGTTTTGGAGTATGCTTTAAATCAGCGGTTTGGCGGCACATTCAGGCCGCCGGGCAGCAGCAGCCATTCAGATATTTACCTTACCAATATCCCGGCAGTTGTAAGCGGTTTTATTGTTGCTGAAACGGAGCCGGTAAGCAGCAGCGTTGGGCAAACAACATCAGCCGACAATATCGGGCTCAAGTACCCTTTTGTACAGATTAACAATTTTCAAATAAACGTAAAGGCCAGCGTATATGCCTTAACCAATAGCCAGGCAATCAGAGACTTTGTAAACCTGTACATACCTATCTCTATCAACTTCACAATTGTATCATACTAATGAAACAGCTATCAATATCAGCCATAACAGATTCAAGCCGGTTCCCTGTAAAAAAAGGAACGCTCCAGTTTTTACAGGATGCTTACACCGAAATAACGGCGGCAACAATTAAAGCTCTGATTGGCCCGTCTTACAGCACATCAGTTATTTACGTCCTTTCGGGTGTGATTAATTCGGCTACGGCACCAACATACACAATAAGCGCCGGGGCAATATTTTACAATGGAGAGGTTTTTATGTTTGACGCCGCCAGCTTTACGGCAACGGGCACCGATGTAGGTGTATTCTCCATCATTCAGACCCAATACACCACAGATGCAGATCCGGTTACATTTACCGATAGCACCGTTAGGAATATCCACAACATCAGGAAAATGCAGTTAAGTGCCGGGGCCAGCGGATCAGGTTTGGCCAATTATTCACAGGCGTTCTTTTTGTCGTTTTCTATACCGGCTCAATTTAATTTAACCGCACCCACAACAAGCCCCTACACAGGCAACCAGGTCCAGCTAATAGGCAGCTATCCAAATATCATTGCCTACGTTCCGCCGGCATCAGCCCTTAACCCGGCTCTGGCCAGTGGTAGCGAAAACATTGGTAACCTTACCAGCGGCGGACTGGATATTACAGTAACATTCGGCACCCCGTTGGCAACATCAAACTATACTGTAATGGGCAGCATAATCAGCAACGGAACAGCGGATTATGATGCTACTATTCTTTGGAATATACGCAGTCGAACCACATCAGGCTTTATTGTTCACTTCAGGGAGGATGCAGGCGTAACACAGAACGCCGCATGGGAGTGGATAGCTTTTGCCAAATAATAAACACAAAAAAATAAATACAATGAGTGAACCACGTAAACATGAGACAAGGGTACAGGGTTACTTAAAGCCGGGGCAGCACAAGTTTATAACCGACTATGCAAATACTTACGGGATGACCGAAAGTAAAGCTGTAGCGCAGGCCGTAAAGGCTTTGCAGGATACTTTGCCGGCCGAGGTAAAAGAAAAAATATCAAGTAGCAAAAACAGTTATTAAACACATACGAATTAAAATGTAAGTTACAAACTGCATCATTTGTAACTTACGCAAAGCCTCCATCATTGGGGGCTTTTTACATTTACTCTATCAATATGTATTGCATAGACCCAAATAGCGATGAACCGATACTCCTTATCAATTCTCACATCGGTTTTGATAGTGAAGATGGGATGGGAATAGATGGTGCAGCGTTTCAAAGGGAACTGATGGAGCTGGACGGGATGGGCAAAAAAAGAATACAGGTTTGGATAAACAGCCCCGGCGGAGTGGTAATGGACGGCTACAATATAGCATCTGCCATTTTGAAAAGCAAAACACCGGTTGACACCTACAATGTAGGGATTGCAGCAAGCATAGCAGGGGTGATATTCATGACAGGAAGAAAAAGGGTAATGGCTGATTATGGTTTATTGATGATCCACCCACCGGCCAACGGAGATTCGAAAGTTCTTACAGCCATGGCCGACAGCCTCACAACGTTGCTTACAGCAAAAAGCAGCATTTCAAAGGAGTCTGTAAAATACCTGATGGACAGGACTACATGGCTTACATGTTCTGAGTGTTTTGAGAAAGGATTTTGCACTGAGATTGAAAACACAAACACCTCAAATAAAAAGTATGCTCCATCAGGCGAAAAAGCAGTCTGGGAGTACGCTACAAATAAAATCGAGGCATTTAAAACAACAAATTTAAAACCGACAGATATGTCTATCACAAAGATTACAATGAAGCTGGGCCTTAACGATGCTGCTACTGAAGATAATGTAGTTGCCGCTATTAAAGGCATCGAGGACAAGGCTTATCAGGCAGAAGTTGATAAGATCGCTGCTGAAAACAAGCTGGCCGCCGTTGAAAATGCTGCAAAGGCTGAAAAAGCCGCAATGCAAAAGCAGTTGGATGAAATGTCGGCAAAGCTGGCAGAAGATAAAGCCGCTTTTGATAAAATGAAAGCTGAGTTTGATGCTATCCAGGCAGATAAAATTAAAGCCGAAAACGCAGCTAAAGAAGTTGCTGCAAAAAACATGGTTGAAGGCTATGCAAAAACAGGCCGTATCAAAAACGAAGCCGCTGTGATCCTGAAATGGACAAACCTGGCCGTTAATGATTTTGAGGGCACCGAAGAAATCCTCAAAGAAATTCCATTGAGCAAAGCCGCTGTAGTAATCCCAACCCAAAACAAACTTGGTGAAGGCGAGCTGCCAACAAACGCAATGGCCCTGGCAGTAAAAAACAAGCTGAAAAGGGAAGGAAAGCTGTAAAATAAAAGTAGTGCATTGCATTACAATCATATAAAAATTTAAAACAAAGCAATATGTCTTTAGTTATTTCAGATACCTCGTATGCCGGTACATTTGCCAGCTACTTCTGGCTTCCTGCCACCTTTGGCATGGATAGCATTGAGAAAGGTGTTTTGTACGTTCAGGATGGTATTAAGAAATCGCACACCATCGGTCGTGTAGATTTTGCCAACCCGTTACAAACCCGTGCTGCCACTCCAACCGGAGGCGGTCAGTTTACTGTAGATGGCCGTGTATTGTCTCCAAATGACATCATGGTTTATACAGAAATAAACCCAAGGGATTTTGAACAGCATTGGTTGGCAGAGCAATTGAGCCCCACCTTGCTTGCAAGGGAGTTACCGGTAACTGCTGAAAACTACATGATGCAGATTGCCCTTAACCGTGCATTTGAGCAAATTGAAAACGGTATCTGGATGGGTTCAACAACCTACACGGCTACTCCCGGAACGGCTGGCAATGGCCAGATATGCTTCTTCGATGGCTTCATGAAGAAGATGGTTAATGATTCGGCTGTACTTAAGGTTTCAAGCCCGTTCCCATTAACCACCGCTGCAACTGCAGGAAGTGTTTATAATATTGTTGATGCATTTGAGGCCCTGCTTACTCTGGCCGCTACCAACAAAAAAGCATTGTTGAGCAAAAGCAGCCGGTACAAAAGGTTGAAGTTTATTGTATCTGTAAATACAGAGCAAATTTACCAAAAGTACCTCACCACTACCCTTACTTTCAAAGGTAACAACACCACCGAAAGCGGTATTAACAAATACAAGGGTTATGATGTGGTTGCCCTGGCCGGTTTCCCTGATGATTCTATCCTGTTTACAGAGGCCGTTGATGATACCAGCAGTAACCTGTATGTAGGTATGAACAGCACCGAGGATAACAACCTGCAACTGCAACGCTTACAGGCCAACAGTGAGCTGTTCTTCCTGAAAGGTTTGATGAAGTACGATGTACAGTACGGCTTCAGTGATCAGGCTTTCCTTTTCACAACCCTCACAACTGATTCATTCACCGCTTAATTAACCGGGGGCCAAAAGCCCCCACCAACAATACAAAAATGAAAAATCTTTTTTCAATTGCTATTTTGATTGCATTTGTTGCAACGTCTTTTGCACAAAGCACTTCGCCACGTTTTGGAACGGGTAACAACCAGGATAACACGGGCAGGGCGCTCACTTACAAATATGTAAGTGTAACCGATGCGGCCGGCGCAGATAGCGTTATTGCTAAGCCATCGGCCTTTCAAACCATTTACCGTGTAACTCTTACGGACAGCTTAACATTTAAGCAACCTGTAGTAACCACATCCTATGCAGGTGATAATATGATAATTATTTGCTCTGCTGCAACCGGTACGCCTAAATTGAAGTTTACAGGCAGCAACTGGCTTACAGCAGGAAGCGCAACATTAAGCACCAATTTAAGGTCAGTTATCAGGCTTGTATTTGACGGTGCAAAATGGGTTGAAACAGGCAGGTACACCCAATAAAAAAATCATCATGCAAAAAGTAATCATGGCATTTGCGGCCTTGCCCCATGTGCAAAAAATATGGCTTTTGGATGATGGAGAATTTAACCTGCACCCACATAAGGGAGGCAGGTTAATAACAAGGGAGGAAGCCGAAACGGCCCAACCTGAGCCTCCAAAGGACGAAGCCGAAGCAACAACTGAAACGGCCCAACCTGAGCCTCCAAAAGGCAACAGCAAAGGGCACAAAAAATAAATAATGGCTACTTTACCAGCAATTACATTTATAAAAGGTCAGGGCGGTTTAGGTCGGCCATTACCAGGGCAGGATCACATATCT